AGAAAATGTTGGGCCTATGTCGCTGTCTATGCCTTCGATTAGGCCAGCCATAGATGCGGACCTCAGAGTTAGGTCGGTAGTCGATCCCATATTCCTACAAGTGGCACTTAGAGACATAGTCGGATTATCCAAGCTAGGAGCAGTGTTCGCGTTTCCGTATGCGATTGAATGCACCTCTATGAATTCACCAGTGTTTGGATTTTGTATAGAGAACTGGAGTCTGCCGAATCCTAGCCACTCATATCTTATTTGGAATACGTTCCCTTTTGTTGGGTCTAGGGTAATTCCGCTTCTGCCTGTGCCATCCATGACATCGCCATTCCATGAGGATTGAGCCACCCACGAGTCAGTCGATGTGTTGCCTGCTGCAATCTGAGCGAAATTACCCACTGCTGTAGTCGCTCCAGAAAGTGAATAAGACCCACTATGAGAAGCCGCATCAATAGAGAAGAATGTCACTTCATCTCCTGCGACCTCAGTGGCCCACCCGTTGCCGACATTTAAGTAATTGTGATCCGCAATCTCCTTTGCCGTAACTGCAACATCTCCGGAATTTGTTACGGCCACGGTTGTTTCAGCAACACCATCAAGAGTTATTGTGATGTTTTCGGCAGTGGTTGAAGCTGTTGTAACAGTGAGTTTCCGCATCTCGGTTTGCCCACCATCCCTACGAAGTACGCCAAAATCCGTTCCATTGTACCCAAAGAAAAGACCATGTAGATTAAACCCCAACCCAATGGTTTGCTCGCTGTCGGCAACTCCCGTGGTGTATAGCCCACTAAAACGCGCCAAGGTTCCTTGACCGGCGTTGTAGCGAACTACGTCGTTGCTTAACATTATGGAGAATCCATCTGCCGATGTGCCAGAGTTTAACACGGCCATTCCGTCGGTTCCGGCTATGGTTCCTCCGTTTCCGGGAAATTGTAAGAATTGAAGCGAGTTGATTCCGTATGTAAATTGAGCCTGAACCAACGGAGTAAGCTCGGCTACAAGCATCTCGTCAAATGCAGTCTTCGGAATGTCCACTTGGATGTGTCCATTGCCATCAACGGGAACATTTACATAGTCACCGCCTGTCGTTTGACCAACCAAGACAGACCTAGTTGCAATCGCCTCAGTCTCATCCTTGAAAACCTCAGTGAGTTGATGGGCAAGTAGTATATTTGCGTTCTTGGAATATTGGACCTGAATGGCCAAATCTGTCGCTTCAGTAGATCCATTCGTGTAAAGAATACGGAAGTACTTCTCCACAATGTTCCACATGTGAGGTTGTGCGAAGCGCGTATCCTCCCACTCTCTCGTTGGCCCGCCCCAGTTAATTCCGTCTTGCGAGACCTCGAACGTCAGAACACCATCAGTAGCATTGCTTGATGTTATTGCGACACCGGCCCGTCCGTAGTTAGACACATCCTCAGAGGTGCCTTGGAAGGTGGCTCCGGCTGCTAGAGTGGATGCTGGACGGCTATTAACCGTTGAAATTAGATTAGCGTTTTGCTCGAAACTCATACGTATCTCCATTCGGCAATGTGCGCCATTGTGGCGCAAGAGCCATCAAACAATATCTCTGGGTCAACTTCACCGTTTATAGTCCCAATTAAAGTGAGGGCGTTGGCTCCTCCGGTTATGTGTTTTCTTGAAACGGACAATCTGCCGGATGTTGGCATTACAACGTCAACTGGACCCGCATCCATGTCGCAGAGGATATAGTCGTTATTAGCCGCTGTGTATGGTGAATCGTCGGAAGTGATAACGATGTAATTTGGTTCAAGCTCAGTAACCCGAACATCGAGCGCGTCGATCTCCTCAATTATCTGATTCAGATCACCAGGCACCGCCTCGAATAACTGCTCGAATGCCTTGAGTGTACGCGGGTTGCTATTAGCCCCGATCATCTTGCGAAGATCGGATGTGAGAGGCTTGCTTGGTCTGGTAATTGTTGCCATATCCTACCAGTTCATAGGTTCAACGCGGGCCTCGATCCTCGCGAATGACAGATGAGAGTCGCTTGTTCCCTCGGTGCGCTGAATGCGCCAGTTATCGATGATGCCGCCGCCCTGAAGCCTGAGGCGCTTGTTGCGCTGTCCCTGTTCACCTGCGTCGATATAGCGAGGCTGGCTATACGGCTCAACGCCATCAGTGCTGTGACTTGTCCAGATCTGAGGGCTGGTTCCTAACGCAACCCGGCCAGTCAGCGCGACGAACTCAAGCTCATGGATCTGAAGCTTTCGGCTCGAGTTGTAAATAATTCCAGTATCGAACCGCCAGCCGTTCAACTCACCCCAGTGAGAACCTACTGCATTGCTGAGCGTGCCGATCTGGGAGCTGTCGGGATCGCCCACAATCCATTCATTGTAACACCATACCATATTACGGCACAAAAGCCTGTTGTGTTCATCTCGCCCTGTTCCCCACTCGTGCCATACTGGTTGCTGCATGAGCTTCGATGCGGACAGATCATAAACAAGGGTGCGGTCTGGGAGATGGACATAAAGGAACGAATGCGACTCGTGGAATCTCTTTTCGCAAACGATGTCCGCAAGCTGGGAGTCGGTAAGATCATTGATAACCTTGTCGACTTCCTGATCGGATATCTTTTGCCAAGATCCATTCGCCGCCAGATATACCGCGTTCGATTCATCACGGTCGCCGCCAACGAATGCAACCGAGTCATCGAACTCGCAGCAAGCGAACGAACCGACCGCGCCTTTCGTGGTCTGGGCGTTCTCTACCCGCTGAAATGGAAACTCATTGGCCCCAGCGTTCGGGTTGTTGTAGAATGGCTCTATTGTATGCCTGTTGACCGCATGAGGCTCGTTTCGAACCTTGATCACAGCCATTACCGGGTCAGGGTCGATCTCGCTGCTTCCGTACTTGAGCGGGTTAACGTCGGTCGGGTCGGTCAGCTCGGAAACAACAAGGTTCTCGTCATCGTTCCACATGAAATATCCATCAACCCAAATGTGCGTAAGAGCAACCCCCGCGTCTGGGTCGGTGACTTCGGTGAGAGTTACGCCGTCCCAGTAGAAAAGCTTCTCTCCTGATGTGACAGAAAGCCGATCGAAAGAGTAATCCATTGAGCATTGCCCGGTGCCTCCAACGTCGCCTAAAACAGTAGTGGTCCCATCCGTTGCAACCTGAATCAGCTTTGTTCCGCTGACTCGGTAGCAAGACCCCTTCCAATTTATCGCACCCCTGTCGACTCCGGACCCGGTGCCAAGCGGAACAATACCATAGGCCGGGCGCAGATATCCAAGGCTGATCCCTTGCTTTTTAGGAACAGGGACCAGATTCTTAGGGTAGGACGTGCGAAAATCGCTGTTATCGTCCGTGAATGAACCGGTTAGGATTGGAATTTGCATTTAAACTATAAGAAGTGCCACCAGTGAAAACAAAACCGCGCAAGCAGACATGATAACCGCTGCGACAACCGCGCATTTCCATCCGGTACTCATTACCCGACTCGAATCCACTGCGTAAAGAGATTGTCGAACCGGTATCGAGCGAACCCGCCGGCAGTGAAGGCAGTTGCCCCGCCTTGGATCGTCGCACCGTTGCCGGCCAGCGTGAGAGTTGTAACGATCTGGCTCGATGTCATTATTACTTCCTGCCCCTCGATCGCGTTGGTCGAAGCGGGGAAGGTGACAGTCAAAGCAGCAATCGCTCCGGCAGGCTGAAGTCGAAGCTCGATATTGTTGGAGCCGTCTGTGATTGGCACATTGTCGCCGGTCAAAGGAGCCTCGTACTGGGCCGTGTACTGCCCTTGGTACGCGGTCGGGTCTACGTCGGCAAGTGCGAGTATCTCTTCCGCTGTCGCGTCGTACCAAGCAGACCCGTCGAAATACTGAAAGCGACTGGTCAGCTTTGGAGCTTTGGGAGTCGTTGCGATACCTGATGGTGTTGAATAGCAAGTCATGATTTAAGGTCGTGTTATACTGTTTCCGTGATTGTCCCTGCCTCTTGGTGGCGGTGAGAATATGTTTCCGTGAGCATTTACGCCGAATCTACGATTACCCGCTCCGAGAGGTACGCCTCCTTGAAGTCTCTTGCTCTGTCGCGGAACCAAGAATGTGATCATGTTCTTGAATGACGAATTGGCGAGGGCATTTGTCTTCGGCATTACCTGCTTTCCGAACTGAGAAGCGATCATCGTCGCACCATTTGCCCAAACGCTAAGAGTCAAAGGTAGAGGAACCTGTGTTTCTTGGTCGATATCATTATCTTCTGGATTGTCGGCGACCGGCCACCCAACCCCTACATTGAACCTAGCCTGCCAATCCAAAACCATGCTATCGAACACGGCCAATGCGTCGGTGTAATCCTCTGGCGTGGCAGTATAGCTGCGCTTACCAAGCCCTATCTCGGTAAGTGCGCGGTCAATGAATTGTCGCTTAGTCCAGCTCATGGCGGCGATCCCTCTTCAGAGACTTCTTGCTCTGTTTCTTTGGTGGTGAAGGTGGAGGCGACTTTTTGATGGTTGATTCATGTGCCGAACTGGGAGAATCATACCATCCATCAGGCAATTCTCCAGATTCTACGACCTTAGTTTCGCACATTACCCCATGTAGCTTTTGAGCTCCAGGGCATCGGTAGATCATTCGTTTTGGCATATCTTGAAATTGGTAAAGCAAGGGGCCATTTAGACCCCCTGCTATTGTTGAGTGTTTTCTTACGTCTGGAATGGAAGCATGATGCCAGCAGCTTCAGGCTGCAAGACATTCACGTTCATCCAGATAAACATACGGTACTTAGCGACCAACGTATCTACGTTAGAATCGGAAAGCATCGCAATTGTGATTCCGCTATCGGTAGTCTTGACCCGGACCTGCTTGCCGCTCTCGCGGAATGGGTCGAGGTTATAGTCAGCGTGGATGATTTCAACGCAGTCCTTTTCGTAGAATACCGAACAGGGCTTAGTGACCGTGTTTAGAACGGTGATAGCCGCCGAGTCAGCAGGAACGGTGTCGATGTTTCCGTAGTCCTTCTGCGCTTGGTCAGATCCATCAGCAGGAATGAACGGAGGCGAGATGTCCCAGCTCGTAGCGCTGTTTACTGCCAAGATTCGGAACGTCTTAAGCTCTCCAGTGGATTGCTTATTGATGTGTCCGGTAGCGTAAACGTTCGCAACGGTGAACGCATCACCTACTGCGGCACCCGTACCAGTCTTTACCGTGATCGTTTGAACTCGGTTATCAACTGGAAGGTCGTTGCCGTCCTTTGATAGTGGCGTGTAGTCCTGAGCGCCGCCATCGATCGCATACGAAGCTGCGGAGGAACCCGTGATCGATTTTCCGTAGTCAGTGCGGAACGTGTCGAAACCAGCGATAGGCTGGAGAGAGGCGCGGCGATATGCGTCGAGCGGTACGCCGTTCAAGTTGTCCCGACCTGCGAGATTACCCGAAACCTGAACTGACATACGAGGATTTAGAAGCATACACCGCTGACCCTTTGTTGCTTGCTGCTCGAGCATCATAGCATCGGGAACCGCTAATTCCTCGTAAGTGCTGATTGCTCCGGAATTCGTGTATACCAGAGTGCCCTTGCTTGCGATCTCATTTGCAACGACGGTATCAACCTTGTTGTTGAGCATCACAGTCGCAGCCTTGACCGCGCGCTGCATGATATGCGGGTTGTTCAAGTCAACTCCAGTGAAGCTGACGGGAACGTTGCGCAAATGAGCATCGGTCAATACGGAAGGAACCGTTAGTTCCGTTAGATCGTTGTAAGCGGACGATACATCGCGACCGTCAACGACTTCCGTTAGGAAAGGCTGAGGGCGATAGAAGGCCTGACCACTTTCTGCGATCTTGCCTGCGTTTGGTTTGTAAGTTGATACGTTCTTCGCGGTGGTGTTCGTTGCTTCAAATCCTGCAACGACCTCATCGAAATAAATATCAACGGTTTGTGAAAAGCTATTAGTAGCCGACATTGTGTGTTATTCCTATTTTAAGATTAACCCGATCTCGCCTTCTTCAGCTTGTACGCGATTACAGGAGCTCGGTTTCCGTCTTTCCTTGCCTGTTTTTCAAGCTTGGATAATTCGGAGTCGTGATCTGCGTGGCGCACGTTGCCAACTGGAACGGTTTCGGGCTTGGTTGATGGCTTGCGTGTGGATACTTTCACTTTTGATTGAATGTCCTTCACAGCGAGCAACATTTCGGTTGTATCTGTGATACTGGTTAGCTTTTTGAGTTCGTCTGGTTTCTTGCCAAGATAGTACATTATCTCGGCAGCACTCTCCTTGAAGTAGTACGCGATTGAGTTCCGTTGGAGGTCGTTCAGGTTGTCTTCTGCTTCAGAAACGAGCATATCGTAATCTGCAATGCTTTTACCGATTGTTGACTTGCGTTCCTGGTACTTGCTCAACCTGCCGTTGACCTCGTTATCGATCTCTTTTTGAGCATCCGCCGCCTTTTGAATCTTAGCGTTGACCTCCCCTTTCTCTCCGAGCCACTTCTCGAGATCAGCCGCGTATGCTTCTTCATCCTCGTTGTGGCCTTCAAGAGTAGGCTTCGGTCGTAGCTTTGTCTCAGTCGGTTGATTCTTCCCCTCAAGCTCATCAATCCGCTTTTGTAGCTTCTTGTTGGCTTTGATATGTTCGCGGTTTTCCTTCCGGGTGTTCTTAACCCAATCCGGAGTTTCTTCCTTCTCATCCTCTTGGGTAGGCGATTCCCCCTCGATCTCGATGCCTACGATTTCCTCTTCCTGCTCTTCACCTGTCAATTCATCGGCCACTGGATCGGTCTCGGTCTGCTCAGGCATCTCGCCTTTCGCTTCCGGTTGATCCTTATTGGCTTCAGGTTCAGGTTGAGCATCGAGGACTTCATCAGCTTCGATCTCTTCTGCCTTTTCTGGTGCTAACTCTGATGTATTCATGATCTTATTGCTCGCCCGTTCTTGGTTGTTGTGGCGGTGCGGATGCCACTTGATTTATAGCGTTTGCCGCAGCGATACCCGATG